TCCACAAGTTTCAGTAGCTACTTAATAAAAAACGCTACATCCCTGAACTAACACTTCATCACAGAATCCCTTGCGCTCTATATAAAAGAGGAGTATAACTTTCTTACTATACAATTATAAAAAGATCATAGACGCGTATAGTCGACGGCCTAGAGACTATGATCACAAAACTAGGAGGATATAATTATGGCTTCAACAACGTTTAACGGCCCGGTACGTTCGGAAAAAGGTTTCCAAGTGGCAACCAAAAATACGTCTACTGGCGCAGTAACAACTAGAATGAGTTCAGGCATGCCTGACTTAACTGGTTTATCAATATCAGATGTAGCAACTGCATCTACATTAACTCTTGCAGCAGATACAATTTCTGTTGTAAATTATGCTGGTGGAGCAGCGTGTGCATGTACATTACCGGCGGCAACGCAAGGTAGTGTTGTTGTTTACGCTCAAGCTAAAGATACAACTGGTGGAACAGCTACACTTTCTTTTGACTGTGCAGGTACAGATGCTTACGCAACTGGATCAGTAATTGAGTCAAGAGGTTCTTCAGAAGTAACTTTTGATACTTCAGCATCGGGTGAAACTTTATTAACTTTCACTCCTGCTAACGCAGCGACAAACCTTTTTACAACTGGAAGCATGATTGCTTTTATTTGTTATGAAAAAGGAACTTGGCACATTGCTTCAAAAATGGGCGGTGCTGCTGACGCGACTACTGGTGCATTTTTATTTGCATCGTAATAATTAATTAATGTGGGGCTTCGGCCCCGCATTTAATTTTAAGGAGAAAAAATATGGCAACATCAGACCAACAGTTTTCTTGTAGAACTTCTGACGGTAGATTTGGTAGAACAACAGACGCTTCAAGTTCATTTATTGGACCAGCTAGAATAACTTATATTCAAGTTGAAGGCGTTGCGAATAGTAATATCAAACTTTACGACGGAACAAGTGCATCTGGAACTTTAGTATTCGAAGGTAATTGCGGAACTGAAGGATTAGATATTTACGTTCCTGGAAGCGGTATAAGATGTAGAACTGGTATATATTTAGATTTAACTAACACGACATCGGTTACTATCGGCTATACTGGATAGGAGGTTAAATGGCTAATACTACCTCTGGAACAGCAACATTTGATAAGACTTTTGCTATTGATGAAATAATAGAAGAGTCTTTTGAACGTATTGGATTAAAAAATGTAGCTGGCTATGAATTAAAATCTGCTAGAAGATCTCTTAATATTCTTTTTCAAGAATGGGGAAACAGAGGAATTCATTATTGGGAAATTGGATCAACTAATATTGATTTGATCGAAGGACAAGTCGAATATAAATTCTTTAGATCATCTGACGATGGCACAAGTGCTACAACAAATTCTCCAGCAAGTGTTTACGGAGTGTCTGATGTATTAGAAGCACAATTAAGATCTAATAGAACACAAACAACTCAAGCAGATTCTCCAATGACAAAAGTTGATAGATCTGCCTATGCTGCTTTTTCAAATAAATTATCAAAAGGGACTCCAAATCAATATTGGGTTCAAAGATTTATTGATCACGTAAGTATAAGTATTTATCCAACTCCAGACTCTTCAAATGCATCAAAAGATATGCACATTTATTATATTAAAAGAATTCAAGATGTGGGTGATTATACAAATGCAACGGATGTACCATTTAGATTTGTCCCTTGTATGGTATCAGGATTAGCATATTATTTAGCACAAAAATATAAACCAGAATTAATTCAAGCTATGAAATTAGTTTATGAAGATGAATTAGCGAGAGCATTAGCGGAGGACGGGTCAGCTTCAAGTACGTATATTACACCTAAAGCTTACTACCCAAGTACATAATGGCAAAATACGCAACAGGCAAACATGCAAAAGCAATATCAGATAGATCTGGTTTACAATTTCCATACAAAGAAATGGTTAGAGAATGGAATGGATCTTTTGTACATATGTCTGAATACGAACCAAAACAACCTCAATTAGAACCTAAACCAATGAATGGCGATGCTATTTCTTTGCGTAATGTTAGGCCCGCAAGAACAGAACCTGTTACACCTATAATTTTACCTTTAAACGCTTTTACCGCTACAAATGGATCAGGCACAGTTTCAGTTAATGAACCGAATCATGGTAGGTCAACAAGTGACACTGTTAGATTTAGAGATGTTGAGAATGTTGGTGGGATAGCTGCAACCACTATAAATGGATCAAGTGGATTTACAATAACAGTTACAGATGCTAATAATTATACGTTTGCATCTGGAGCAACAGCTTCGTTCACACAAAAAGGAGGAGGTGGATCTGCGTCCGCTGGACCAGTTACACAACAAGCATAATGGCAGGATTAAGCGCATCAGGACTAAAAACACAAATAAGAAGTTACACAGAAGTTGACTCTAATGTGTTATCTGATTCTGTTTTAGAAAACATTATTTTAAATGCACAATATAGAATTTTTAGAGATGTGCCTATTGATGCAGATAGAAAACAACAATCGGGTAATTTAGTTGCAGGACAAGAAACAATTAACTGTCCAGCTGGAGCTGTATTTATCAGAGGTATACAAGTTTATGATTCAACTGCAGTGCTTACAGGAGCTAACACTTGGTTAGAGAAAAAAGATGTAACATACTTACAAGAATATCAACCCATTACAGGCACGTCTGCAGCACAGGGTAAACCAAAATACTATGCTATGTTTGGTGGTGCTACAGGAGAATCAGATACTACATCAGGGCGGATATTTTTAGCCCCTACACCTAATACTACCTACAAATTTAGAGTTCATTATAATGTGGCCCCGGCTCTTTTAGAGGGTGACGGTACTAATTATATTAGTTTAAACTTCCCCAATGGCTTGTTATATTGCTGTTTGGCAGAGGCTTATGGCTTCCTAAAAGGTCCAGCAGATATGTTGACTTTATACGAGAACAAGTATAAACAAGAAGTACAGAAGTTTGCTAATGAACAAGTTGGCAGACGTAGACGAGACGATTATACAGATGGTACAATCAGAATTAAAATTGATTCACCATCACCATAGGAGATAAAAAATGGCAATAACATCGGCAATTTGTACAAGTTTTAAAGTAGAACTATTAAAAGGTGTTCACAATTTTACAGCAACAACTGGTGACACTTTTAAAATCGCTTTGTATGATAGTGATGCAACTCTTGGTGCAGCATCTACTGCGTTTACTACTTCAGAAGAAATTACAAACACTTCAGGAAGTGCATACACATCTGGTGGTGCTTCGCTTACAAGCGTTACCCCAGTTGCATCTAGCACGACTGCAGTTTGTGATTTCGCAGATGTAAGTTATTCTTCAGCATCTTTTACAGCCAACGGAGCGATGATTTATAATGATACTGCAACAGGAGATCCTGCTTGCGCTGTCATAGCTTTTGGTTCTGATAAAACTGCAACAAACGGAACTTTTACAATTCAATTCCCTACAGCAGACGCAACTAACGCAATCATTAGATTAGCGTAAGGAAGGGTCGATGTCCGACGTTTCTACAGGTTGGGGTCGATTTACCTGGGGCCAAGCTTATTGGAACAGAGATGCATTACTAGCTACAGGTTGGGGTGCAAAAGCATGGAA